ACGGCGCTCATTCGCCAAAGTATTCAAAACAATTCCTCTGACCTGACCTGCGATTTGTTTTTGAGCTGCAGGGTTCAAGTTCTCTCCGGTGTTTTCGACCTTGATATTGATCGTATCCACCCTAACTCCTCCGCCAGAACTCTCAACACCCAGCCTGCCTCCAGGGCCTCGACGCAATGGCATTATCGCCTCCGGCCCAGCCTCGCCCATAAGCCCAAACCGTCCTGTGCCGCCATTTGCGTAAGCAAACATCGTTGGCTTGTTGACGATGCCGCCTCTTGCAAACTTGGCGATGCCATTGCTGAAATACGCACCGTCTCCAGCAAGCCTGAAACCTGGCACTGGAATGTCGAAACTTGTATTCACGCCAGCACCGCCAGCACCGGGCAGCAGTCCAACGAACTTGTTCAAGATAAACAGAGTGATCATCTTCTGAATAATCTGCGCTGCCATATCAAGGAAGAAGTTCCCAATATTCCTGAAGAAGCTTGCAAGTGCCTCCTGAGTGGTCGCGCTTCCTTCTATGACACTTTTGAAGGAATCGGTGAATGCGGTGCCGATTGCTGAACCCGCACTGGCTACCACGTTGATTGGATTGACTAGTTCTTTTAGCTCTTCTCTCAACTCTCTGACCCGAGCGGCACCCTGTTCAAGAATCGTTGGGTTAATTGCCTGCCTTACTAAGTCAAGATCTTGAGCTGTAGCGCCCTGATTGTTCGCTATAAAACTCTCCTGTGCTGCCTTTACGCGCTCCTCAGGAGTAAGCAATCCAAGCTGGTCTTTTAGCTGGTTGCGAGCGTCATTTAATTTCCTTGCTTCATCAAGCTGCTTCTTCTGTTCATTCGTAATGTCTTGCTCAATCTTTAAATTGCCTTTCCTAAAGTTTTCACTCGCTTGCTGTACCGCATCAATCTGCTCGTTAGTTTTTAATTCCTCTGACTTAAGAACAGCAGCTTGTCTTTCAAGGATCAAAGCCCTTCTTCTCTGCTCGAAGGTTGCATCAGTGCGACCAGCGATCCGCCTAGCAAGTCTGAGTTGCAGCTCAAGGTCTGATATGTCTTTTCGACCTTGAGAAGATCTGCCTGATCTCCCGCCACCGCCACCACCGCCACCACCACCGTCAGCCGCTGGGCTGCCGTAGCCTCCGAACCCTTTGCTTAAAATCGCAAGATCTTTCGCTTCCTGTTCCCTTTCCTCCTTCACTGCGGCGCCCAGCCGTTGAGTCAGTTGCGCTCTTTCACTCTCAAGCCTTTGCCGTTTTGCGCCAAGTTTTTCGGTTAGCCCTCCATCGCCAAAAAGTACAATGTCGTCTTTTGTTCTAGTTGGAGAAGACTTAATTTGTTGTTCTATTTCGTCCAGCTCTGAGCTTTTCTTTGTGATTTCAGCCCTTAGCTCTGCGGATGATCCACTGGTGATAAGAGCATTAAGCCGCCTTTGTGCGCTTGCGGCCTTGCCTATTTGAAGTGCGAGGAAAGCAGCTCCTGCCGCCAGTGCTGTGTATGGATTCAAAAGAGCAGCACTATTTAAGCCAATAAGAGCGCCCTTTCCGACGACTGCCGCCTTCCCTAATCCTATGACAGCCTTTACGGCGGACCCTATGGCCGCCACGATCGCGTCTATTTTTGCAGCAGTTACTGCAGCTAGCACAATCACAGCAACTTCCAAAACCTTGCCAAGGTTCTGCGCTAAAAGTAGGAAAAATTCAGCTATTTTTGGAACAACAACTACAAGTGTTGGAGTGATTTCCTCAATAAATTTACCGAACGCATCTTGGAATTGAGCGCCTATGGGCACCAGCTCTTCCCCAACAGCTGCTTGTAAATTTTTAACCTGCACATTAAGTCGAGCGCCAGCATCAGCGTTTGAGTCTGCAATTTTCTTGGCTGTTTCTCCATATTGCTCTCCCAATGCTTCAACGAACTTCATCAATTCATCAAGGCCAACAGTGCCAGCTTTTAAATTCTTTTGCAGCTCAGGCAGCGACAAATTATTAGCTTTCGCGAATGCAGTTACAGCTCCAGGGAGGCGTTCACCCAGTTGGCCGGAAAGCTCTTCTGCACTAACTTTTCCTTTCGAAAATACCTGAACAAGCGCCGTTATTGCACCTTGTACATCTTCGCTTGAGCCGCCAGTTGCCTTAATAGCTGCGGTGACATTTCTGAACGTAAGAACTGCATCGGTTATCGGGCCGTTCGCACCCTTAACAGCAGCAGAAAGCCTTGTAATGCCTGCAATTGACTGCGCCTGAGGGATATTTAGTTCCTCAGTTGCTTTTCGAGCGGCTGCAGTCGCAAAGTTGAATTCACTTTGATTGCTGGTGACACCGTTTAGCGCAATTTTAAGCTTTTGAATTTGAGCAGCATAATCCGCAGATGCTCCAGCCGC